GCTGGTCCGGCCGGCCGCCAGGCGCCCCCCCAAGTTCACTCGCAAGCTCGTTCACGGGGGGAGCTTCCCCCCGCCGCCCAGCCGGCGCGGTGGCCCCGCGCGTCCGCGCCGCATCGCTCCGCTGGCGGCTTGGCGCGCCTTGCGTGCCCCTGGCACGCGGCTCCGTCGTGCCGTGCTCGCCGAGCCTCGCCGCGGCCCGACTCCGCGCCCGAGGGCCGGGCTACGCCCGCCCCGAACCCCGAGCCACAAACCCCGAACCGCCCGAGCCCCCAATCCCCCAGCGCGTTTTCGAACCACCGCCAAATCCGCCTACGCGCGCCTATTCCGCCCTTCGTCATCGACCGTCCACCAGCCGCAAACCCTTGCCCCTAGTCCGTGAGCATTGGTCCTTGGTCATTGGCCATTGGTCATTACGCGCCTCCGTCGTCCGCCCGCCCGGCGCGTTGACACGGGCGCCTCCTCAATGCCCATCGCCGTCCCTAAAGCCGCCAAGCTCGGTCGCTCGCCCAAGTTCAGCCAAGCCCTCTTTGAACGCATCGTGCAGGACATCCGCGACGGTTCGCCGTCACTCAACGCCATCGAAAAAGAAGGCATCGACCAGTCCACGTTTTACCGCCACCTGCAGCGCCAGCCCGACCTCGTGCCGGTGCTGCAATCGGCTCAGTTGGAGCGTGACCGCGTACGGAATTCATCGCGCATCGAAGAGGCCGAGCTCGAGCTGAAACGGCGCGGCATCGACGGTTGGAGCGAGCCGGTTTTCGACGCCAAGGGCCAACAATGCGGTGAGCGCCGCCGTTACTCGGACGCCTGCTTAATCTTCTTTTTGAAGGCACATAAGCCCGACGTCTACCGCGACCAGCCCACCACTGTGGTGGCCACGCAGGTGAACATTACGCCCGACCGCGAAAAAGACATCATGCGTGAGTGGCGTTCCCGCCTCGGTGCCAGCGAAGCGCCTGCATTGCCGGTCGTCGCCACGCCCACGCCATGAGCCGGGCGACCCCAAAAAAGCCCTACAAGCCCGACCGGCGCTTGGCGGTTACGCCTTTGGATTTGTTGCTGCCCTACCAACGCGCTTGGGTGCAGGACCACGCCCGCTTCAAAATCTGGCTCAAATCGCGGCAGATCGGCGGTTCGCTCGCGGCCTCCTTCGAGGTGGTCGCGGACGCCATCGAGACCGGGGGCGACTGGGTCATCCTGAGCGCCGGTGAGCGGCAGGCGTTAGAGTTCATGGACAAGGTGAATCGCGCCGCCGGGATCTTTTGCGATGCAGTGAGTTACTCGTCCGGCAGCGAGTACCGGCCTGAGATCCAGAAATCACAGCTGCGCTTCCCCAACGGTGCCCGCGTCATTGCACTCCCCGCGAATCCGTCCACGGCGCGTGGTTACTCGGCCAACCTGGTGCTGGACGAATTCGCGTTTCACGAAAACCCCGAGGAGATCTGGCGCGCGGTCTATCCGATCATCTCCAACCCGCTGCGCGGTGCCCTGAAACTGCGGGTCATCTCCACGCCGGCGGGGCGGAACAACAAGTACTTCGATCTGTGGGAGCACGCGCCGGCCTTTTCCCGCCACAAGACCAGCGTGTACGATGCGGTGGCGCAGGGCCTAGCCCTCAACATCGACGAACTGCGGGCGAACCTCGCCGATCCCGAAGGCTGGGCTCAGGAGTTCGAGTGCCAGTTCATGGAGCATTCGTCTCAGGTGTTCCAAGCCGAACTCGTCAGAGGCTGTGAATGTGAGGAAGCTACCCTCGATCCGCTTACGGACCTCTATTGTCGAACCCTCCGGCCGCGACCGGCCTTGTTTATCGGCATCGACGTCGGTCGAAAACGGGATCTGACCGTAGCCTGGACCCTCGAACGTCTGCACGGCGGCCAACTGATTACCCGCGAAGTCCTCGTTCTCGACCGCGTTCCGTTCTCCCAACAGGAAGAAATCCTCCTGCCTCGGGTAATGGCAGCGGCGTTCACCGCCATCGACGCCACCGGCATCGGTGGACCCGTGAGCGAACACCTCGCCGCCGCCCTTGATGAAACCCGCTTTGAAGGCGTGACCTTCACCGGCGACCGCAAACGAGAGCTGTTCGAACGGCTCAAGAAAGCCCTCCAAGCACGCACCGTTGGGCTACCGGCGGCCGCAGTAATTCGCGACGACCTTGGCAGCATGCAACGCATCGTCAGCCCCGGCGGCTCGATCCGCTACGCCGCCGCCCGTACTGCTGACGGCCACGCCGATCGCTCAACGGCTCTGGCCCTCGCGATCCACGCCGCCCAGCGCAACCCCTCCGCAGGCACGAGCGCCTTCGCCGCCGAGCGCGTCCCCACCGGCCTCAACGCCCGACACCGCCCCGCACTCACCCGCTACCGCTGCGCCTGGACCCGTTAACCTCCGCAATCGTTCTCGTTCTCTTACTCCTACTCGTTCTCCCCGCCGACTCCTCCCTCCGACCTCTGCCATCTGCCACCTGACCTCTGCCATCTGCCCCCTGACCTCTGTCATCTTCCTAAAACCATGTCCCCATCCCCCATCATCCGCCCCACCGCCCGCGACTTTGAGCCCCAACTCTTCGGCCGCAGCCTCTCGCCCGACGCCATTGGTGAACTCCTCGACGCCGGCGCCCGCGGCGACCTCGCCGCCCAGAGTGATCTTTTTAACCTGATGGAAGACACCTGGCCGCGCCTGCGCGCCAACCTGCAAAAACTAAAAAACGCGATCCGCAAGCTGCCCCTCAACGTGCAGCGGTACACCCCCAAAAACGGTAAACCCTCCGCCACCGCCCAAGAAAAAGCCGCCTTCGTGGAGTCGGCGTTACACCTGCAACGCGGTTACGTGGACACCACCCGCGCCCCGCTCGGCTCCGCCGTGTACGAACTGATGGACGCCGTTGCCCGCGGTCTGTCCGTGGTCGAAATCGACTGGGCGAACGACACCACCGGTTACGTCGTGCCGGTAGGTTTTCGCCGCGTCCCCACCCGTTACCTCGGCATCGACACCGACGGCACCCTCGCGCTCCGTCTTCCCGTTTCAGGTGTCAGTTTTCAGGTTTCAGCTTTTAACTCGAAGCTCGTCCCCTTCGCCAAATACCCCGGCAAATTCCTCACCGGCATTTTCCAATCGAAGTCCGGCGCCCTCGGTGAAGCGGCTCAGCTCCGCGCCCTAGCGCCGCTCTGGCTCGGTCACATGCTCGGCTGGGAATGGCTCGTCCAGAAGGCCGAGCTGTTCGGCACGCCGCTACGCTGGGCCAACTACCCAACGACCGCCACCCAGCTCGAAATCGACGCCATCACCTCCGCCCTGCGCAACATGGGCACGGCGTCATGGGGCGCCTTCCCGCAAGGCACCAACCTGCAAATCATGCAAGGTACGACGCCCGGCGTGTCCGGCCCCAACGACCCGAGCGAACGCCTCATGGGCATCGCTGACCGCGCCTGTGACATCATGCTTTTGGGGCAAAACCTATCCGTGGAGCACAACGGCCAAGGCAGCCGCGCCGCCACGGAGGTGCACCGCGAGGTCGAGTTAGATCTCTTTGAAACCTACGCCGAATACATCGTCGCGATTCTCAACGACCAACTCATCCCCCAGTTGATCGCCCAGAACTGGGGCACTGCCGACGAAGTCCCCTTCGTCGAAGTAGAAATTACCCGCCCCGAGCGTGAGCAAGAAATGGCCACCCGCGACAAAACCCTGTTTGTCGACATGGGCCTGCCCGTCTCCCTCCAATACCTGTATGAACGACACAAGGTCCCGTCGCCAGCCCCGAGCGAAGCCCTCTTTCAACCGGTCAAACCCATCGCCCCGATTCCGTCTAATCCGACATCTGACCTCCGACCTCAGACATCTTCCGCCACTCCGCCCGCCACCGCCAAAGCCTGCGCCTGCGGTTGTGGCGATCCCATCGCCGCGGCCAGCGAATCCGCGTCATCCCTCGCCGGCCGCCAAGCCGCCGCTGAGGCGGCCTTCCCAGCGCAACTCGCCCAGGCCGAAGCCGCCGGTGATTACCTTGTATGGGACGCCGTCCTTGACGGCCGCACCACCGAAGTGTGCCTCGCTCGCCACGGTCACCGCTGGGGCGACGGCTGGTTTTCGCCACCACCGGCACACTACAACTGCCGCAGCTCGCTGATTCGCGTGCCAAAGGCCAGCTACCAGCCGCCAAAGTGACCCCGCCTCCGTAATCGTTCTCGTTCTCTTACTCCTACTCGTTCTCCACTCCGAATCCGTCACCGATTCCGTCCTCGGTGGCCTCTGTGTCGGAGCTCCGGCTGGGCTATGTGATACCTGCCTTGTGGATCGCCATCCGTTGACACCGCGCCCGTGGCATGACCCACGCCACTCCGACTTCAGCCTCTCAGCCTTTCAGCATTTCAGTTTTTTCCCCTTCCGCTCCCCTCCACGCCGCCTTCGCCAACGCCCTGACCGAAGCCGCCGCGCTCCCCTCCGACATCCAATACATGCCGCCCGGCCGCCACCGCATCCGGGCGTCCCAAGGTGGTAAACCCGTC